AGCACTTGTCTTAGGAAATATATTTACTGCTCCTGTTGCTGGAGACACTCTTACCATCGCTGGTGTCACAGGAACATATACAATAGCAAGTGCTGGTGTTTCTTATGACAGCACAAATAAAAGAGTGACGCTGACACTTACAACATCTATGGCTAGCAGCCCTGCTGATAAAGCCGCTGTAACTTTCACTTCTCATACAGGTGTTATTAAAGGTGTGGCAACATGGGAAAGCACTACCCTTGCTTACAGAAATAATGATATTTATAAGTCTACAGGCAGTGGTTGGACAAAGATTAATATTCCCTCATACGGCACTGTGTTAGTTAATGGTGCTGGTCAAACAGGAAGCAGTTTAGCAGTAGATGGGTTGACAGATGTTCCTCAAGTAGGAGATACGTTTTCTATTGCAGGCGTAGAGAAAATCTACACTGTCACAGCAACTCCCACTGTCACAAGTGGTGGTTCTACACTAGCTATCAATCCTGCTCTAGCTAGTAGTCCTGCTGATAACGCAGCCGTTACTTGGCTATCTGTAAATTACACTGGTGGTATTAAACTTAGAACAGCTAAATATAGAACTAACAGTGTTAATAAAATTGTAGGTGTAAACGGAACAAACTATCCATTTATTTGGAACGACACCACTTTCACTTCGTTAGACACTAATGCTGATTTGTTGGGTTCTGATTTTGTAGTGTTTCATAAAAACCAGCTATTCTTTGTAAATGAAGACAAGCTTATTTTTTCTGCTCCATATACAGACACTGATTTTACAGCCGCTAACGGGGCAGGTGTTATAAACATTGGGGCAATAATAACAGGCATCATTGTTTTTAGAGAAGCTTTAATTATCTTCACTGATAAAAGTATTAGCCAACTTGTAGGAAACACAGTATCAGATTTTAATCTTCAACCAATTACAAGAAATGTTGGTTGTGTAGCTAGTGACACCATACAAGAAATAGGTGGAGACATTATGTTCTTAGGCCCAGAAGGTTTAAGACTTTTGAGCGCAACAGACAGAACAGGCGATTTTAACTTAGGTGTGGTATCAAAGCCTATACAAGCAGAAGCCACTGAACTTATATCTTCTAGCAGTAGTTTTGCTAGCGTTGTTATTAAACAGAAGTCTCAGTATAGGCTTTTAGGATATAATGCTTCTGTTACAACAGAAAGTGCTAAAGGTATTTTAGGTACTCAAATGGTTGGGGATAATACCAGCACTATTTCTTGGGCTGAGACAGTGGGCATTAAAGCGTATGTAGCAGACAGTAATTATATAAATCAAACAGAAACTATTATATTTGCTCACTCTGATGGATATGTCTATCAGATGGAGAGTGGTAATAGTTTTGACGGTAATAATATTGTGGCAAGCTTTGCCACGCCATATGTTCCAGTTAATGATCCAAGAGTTAGAAAGACTTTCTATAAATTGTTTTTATATACAGACCCACAAGGATCTGTAAATATGTCAGCTAATTTAAAACTAGACTTTGATGATTTTGGAAGCATACAACCAGAAACTATTTCTTTGTCTAATGTGAATAGTAGTAGTGTTGGTTTCTATGGAACCAGTACAGCTAAGTATGGCACTACAAGATATGGTACAAAGCTTAAGAAATTGTTTCAAACACAAGTAATTGGAAGTGGTTTCTCTGTCTCATTACAATTTGTTTCAGATGGTACAGATCCCCCTTTCTCATTAGACGCTGCTACGTTAGAATATTCTAACCATGACAGGCGTTAATGTGGTAAAACTGTTAGGCATTTATTAAGGAAATAACATGGCAGGATATACAAGAGTAGACACTATCAATAACATTGCAGACGGTAATGTTATTAATGCTGCTGATTTAGATGGTGAGTTTGATGGCATTCAATCTGCCTTTAATGCTTCTACAGGCCACAATCATGATGGTACTTCTGGTGAAGGAGCACCTATTCTTGCGCTTGGCCCTACGCAAGATGTAACAATTTCTGCTTCTGTGCTTGGTGTTAAGACTACTAACACTGTTGACTTAGGCACAAGCTCATTAAAATTCAAAGACTTCTATTTAGCTGGTGCTGCTTCTATTGGTGGCACACTTGGTGTTACCGGGGCTACTACACTATCAGCAGCGTTAACATATGGTGGTGTCACATTAAGTAATGCAGTGACAGGCACTGGCAATATGGTGTTGTCAGCTTCTCCTACATTGACAGGTACAGCCGGATTTGCAAATATAACAGCTTCTGGCACACTCGGTGTTACTGGCGTAGCCACCCTAACAGCACAGCCCATTCTGTCTTCTTTAACAGCTTCTCAAGCTGTGTTCACTGATGCTTCTAAAGGTTTGGTAAGCAATGCCATTACAGGCACAGGCAATGTGGTTATGTCTACAAGCCCCACGCTAGTTACTCCAGCATTAGGAACACCCTCTAGCGGCGTTGTAACCAATCTTACAGGCACAGCCTCTATCAACATCAACGGCACTGTTGGTGCTACAACTGCATCTACTGGTGCATTCACTACGTTGTCGGCTACAGGTGTTACAACTGTGCAAGCTGGAACAGCAGCAGCACCTGCAATCACTACATCAGGCGACACCAACACAGGTATTTTCTTTCCTGCTGCTGACACCATTGCTTTTTCTGAAGGCGGTGTAGAGGCTGCAAGGTTTGATAGTGCTGGTAATTTGGGTATTGGTACTGTTTCGCCAGCACAAACGCTTCATGTAAAAACATCGACAGCGGCAACACCTATTACTTTAGGTGTTTTATCAAACTCAACTACATTGCCAGCATTGTCATTTAATGGTGCTTATGCGTCATCAACAATGGCAGGTACATACAGTTTGACGGGAAGTTTGTATACGACAGTTCCTAGTGGTGCGGCACATTATTTTGCTGTTGCAGATAGTATTAAAGCCACCCTTGACTCCAGCGGTAACTTGGGCTTGGGTGTTACTCCTTATGCTTGGTATTCAGGAAGTTCGGCAAAAGTTATTCAGAACAATAATGGTTCTTTTTATGCAGATTCTGCAAACAGTATTTCACTAGCATCTAATTGGGGATTTACGGCAGCGGGAGCGCAACAATATATATCTAATGGTTTTGCTACAAGATACATTCAAAGCTCAGGCCAACACATTTGGAATACAGCAGCATCAGGCACAGCAGGTAACGCCATATCTTTCACCCAAGCAATGACGCTCGACTCCAGCGGTAACTTGCTGGTGGGGACTACGAGTGCCAATCCTCAAGTGGGAATTGGTTTAAAACTTACATACGATAGTGCTGCTCCTTATTTTTCAACTGTTGGCTCGTCTACATCGTCTTCAAACTATTCTTATTTGTTGTATTCGACAGGGGCTTCAGCTTTTCGTTTTTATGTTAGTTATAGTGGTGTCATTTCAGCAACCAGCACTACTATTAGCGGAATTTCTGACCAACGATTGAAAGAAAACATCCGTGATTTGGATGACGGACTTGAAAAAGTCATGGCTTTGCAGCCACGCAAGTTTGACTGGAAAGAAGGCAAAGGCGCTGACATTAAAAACGCTCGTGGCTTTATTGCGCAAGAGTTTGAGACAGTATTTCCTGACATGATTGAAGAATGGCTTGACCCTGCGCCTGAAGGTGAAGAACCTTATAAAGCAGTTAATGCCAACTTGATTCCAACTTTGGTCAAAGCCATCCAAGAACAACAAGCCCTAATAACATCTCTCACAGCCCGTATCACAGCATTAGAAGGAAACTAAACCATGACCACAACCTACACAATCAACCAACTTGACCGCAACACCTCTGACGGATTTGTAACGACAGTGCATTACAACGTCACAAAAGTAGATGGTGAATATTCTGCATCCACCTACGGCACTGTCCATTTTGAAGCTGGTACACCAACAACACCCTACGCATCTTTGACCAAGGCTCAAGTAATTGAGTGGGTAAAAGACAAGTTAGGCGAGGAAGTAATTGAGGCTTCTTTGGCTTCTCAGATTGAATCAAAGAAAAACCCAACTACAGCTACCGGCATGCCTTGGAGCATCTAATGCTTGAAGATGAAACAGACAAAAGACTAGCTGTGCATGAAGCTGTGTGTGCTGAGAGATACGGACAGATATGCAAGTCTCTGTCTGATGGCTCTTTACGTATGACTAAGATTGAATATCTTCTTTATGCAGTGATGGTGGCTGTATTAATAGGGCCGGGTGCTGCTGCTGAATTTTTTAAAAAATTAGTAGGTATGTGAAATTGATCCGATCACCATCCTCTTTGCTGCCAATGCCTGTGTAGCTGCAATCAAGGAAGGCTGTGAGCTTTATAAGCAGGCCAAAACTTCCTTTATGGAAGTTAAGAAGACAGTAGATGAAGTTGTAGGAATAGGTAAAGAAGTAAAAGGATTTTGGAGCAAGCTGTTTGGCTCTAAGCCAACACCTGTTGCTGTAGTTTCAAACACAAAGAAGAGAGAACAGTTTGTAGCAGTAGATGAAACTCAGGTGATGGTGGATGTAGTAGCCAAGCTCACTGAGTTTTTTAAACTCCAAGAACAGCTAGCTGCACATATAAGAGAAGAAGAAGAGAAGAGTCAAACAGTTTACGACCCACAAGCCAATCTAATGGAAGCTGCCCTAAAGAGGGTGATGGCACTAGATCAGATGGCAGAGTTAGAAAAGACCATAAGAGAAACTATGGTGTATCAAAGCCCTCCAGAAATGGGAGCTTTATACGGCAAAGTGTTTGAGATGAGAGATATTATAGGAGCAGAACAGGAAGCAGCTAGGCTAGTGCAGGAAAAGCGGGAAAGAATTAAAAGATGGCAACGTCAAGTAACAGAGCAAGACAGACAAAGAAAGCTCGTCTACAGCCTTTTGACTCTGGCGCTTATCGGATACCTTTGGATTCTTCTGCTGTCGTTTCACCAATACAAGGGAGTGATGTGATGGGAGTATTGGGATGGGTTGCTGCTGTTGTTTTAGTAGCTTTTATGTTACCTTTATTAGCTTGGATGTACCTTGATGTTCTTGCACAGAAACAAGAAGTGAAGCAACAAACTGAGCAGATAGAAAGACTTAGAAGAAAGATTGAAAGGAAGGAAAATGATAAAAAGCCTATTAGTATTAATGACAATCTTGTGTTTGACAGGGTGCGAAGACCGCTATCGCTATCCTTGCCAAGACCCAAAGAATTGGAATAGTGAAGAATGTAAGCCACCAATTTGTACAGCAGCAGGAACTTGTCCTGAGATGCTTGTTAAACCAGAGGAGAAGAAGTGATGCCAACAATTGGATATAAACCTAATAACCGCCTAACTGCTGATGAGATTGAAGTCAGAGTATGGGCATTTGTCATTGTGGTGCTGGTCACTATTCTGCTAGCTTCTATGGGTATGTTTCTCTACTCAGTGAGTTTTGTTACACAGCCTATGAATGGCAGCATGGCTGCAATTGATAAGGTGTATACACAGCAGATCTCAACAATAATGGTTTTCATCACTGGTGTGTTAGGTGGTGTTGCTGGACGCTCTGGTGTCAAGGCAATTGCCAACGCAAGCGCTAAGGCAGAAGCCAACGACAATGATCCCCCTGCCCCATGAGCATCCTTAACCCCTACATACTTTTAACCGTCTTGCTGGCTGTTCTAAGCAGTTTTGGAGGGGGTTATTGGAAGGGTGGTCATGATGCTCACATGAAACAACAAGCTGAAATTGCTGCTTTGAATGAGAAGGCTAGAGAGACAGAGAAGCAAATGGCTGTAGTAGCCACAACATATGCAGATACATTAAGAAAGTCTAACAAAGATGCTGAAAAGAAAATCACTACTCTTAGGGCTAACATTGCCACTGGTGATCTGCGCTTGTCAATCCCCACCCAAAGCTCCGTATGTTCCACCTCAGATGCCTCCACTACCGCTGGAGATAACAGCGGAGAAACACGAACCGAACTTGACAGATCGGTTGCTGAATCTCTTATCGCCATCACAGCCGAAGGCGACACAGCCATAAGAAAGCTTAATGCTTGTATTGAAACCTATAACACTTTAAGGAATATGAAATGAATTTAACAGCCAACTTCTCTTTACAT